TTTCCAGAGTTGCGGAAAACTCGACCCCCAACCAGCAGTCCCCGCATAAACCATCGGGGTTCGCCCCGCAGCGGCAGATCATACGGCCACCTTCAGGGCGTCTCCATCCTTGGAGTAGAGCTTGATGACAACTTGTCCATCTGGGGTCTCGATGACGACCGTCCGGTGGCAGTAACCGGACTTGTCATTGCTGAGCAACTCGCCCAGGTCGATGCTCACCACATTGCGTACTTCGACGTTCATGCTATTTGCTCCATAAAGATTATTTGTTCAAGGCGGCAAAGGATCGCCTGCTCCCAAGTAATGCGGCCAGCCATCAGGTGGTCGCTGTACTGCTCAAGGATCAAAACGATGAACTCGTCCTTCTCGATTTCGGCAGCCGTCTTCCACTCGTCCTGTATGAGCTGCCCGATGTGGCGGTCATATCCCGCTTTGATCTCCCAATCTGGGAAGTCAGGGTCACCGCACTCAAACAGCCATCCGCGCTGGATGGCGTCCTCGATTGCCCTGCGTTCGAATTTCCACATACTTGCCTCCTGTTGAGTGATGCCCCGGCGAACCGGGGCGGTTGGTTTACTTTACTTTTACCAGCACCCGCTGGTGCGCACGCTGGATGTTCCAGCCGCCCGCGTAGATTACGTCAATGGTCACGCGGCGATTGCCGTTGATGATGAACACGCCTTGGAAACCGTCTTTGGTGTAGGCAACCGTGGCCGACTCAACCTGTTCAACGCCAGCCTTTAATAATTTGCTTGCAATTTTGGCAGTGCGCTTTTCCGCCGTAGCCGCAGAGTTTTTGGCCATGAATTCTGCGATGCCGGTTGGGCTGTTCTGCGTGAAGATGGCATACCATGTCTTGCCACCTGCTATCTCAAACAGGGCTGGGTACATACCGCCCCAAGCACCTTTCTTGCTCAGTTCTGCGTATTTTTCGCTGGCCTTGAATTCCTTGATGGCAGCAACGCGGCCCATTGCCCAACGGACATCACTTTCTGCGATTTTTGCATCCTGTTCAGCGAACAGAGTTTCAAGGGAAGCGATGATGCTGTTGATGGCGTTGTTCATGTCAGGCTCCAGTTGGTTTCTCTTGACTACGGAACCAATATTAAACACCTTCGTTTACGATTGCAAGCCTTTTCGTAAAATATTTTCTTGCTGCCTGAAATTCTTTCCTTTACACACTACCCGCAATCGGCTATAGTGCGCCCGTGCAATCCAGCACTCGATGAGAACAACACCATGTACAAGCAGATTTGGCAGACCCTTTCAAAGATCGACTGCTCGGCCCATGTAGAAAAGAAAAACGGACTCAGCTACCTAAGCTGGGCATGGGCTTGGGGCGTCCTCATGGAACACTACCCAGATGCCCAATACAGTTTCGATCCGCCACAGGTGTTCCCGAACAACACCCAGATGGTTTTCTGCACCGTCACCATCGGAGAGTGCTCGCGCCGTATGTGGCTGCCCGTGATGGATCATAGAAACAAGTCGATAGTTGACCCCGACTCTTTCGCGGTCAACACCGCCATGATGCGGTGCTTGGTGAAGTGCCTCGCCCTGTACGGGCTGGGCCATTACATCTATGCAGGGGAAGACCTGCCGACCGTCGAGATCCAGCCGGTCACCGACGGCCAGGTAGCAGAGCTGGTCACGCTCATCGAGACTTTGGGCGAAAAGATCAACCTCGAAGCCTTCTTGAGCTTCTTCAAGATCGCTTCGCTGGACGAGATGAAGTCCTCGGATTTCGCCAAAGCGAAAGCCCTCCTCGAAAAGAAGGTTAAACAATGAGGGTGATAACAGCAGAACAAAGAACGGCGGAATGGTACGCCGCTCGACTGGGCGTACCTACCGCGTCCCAGTTTGGCAAACTCATCACGCCAACTGGCAAGCGGTCAACGCAGATTGACGGCTACATCAATAAACTGGTGGCCGAAATCCTTACAGGGAAATCCGACTTCGAGGAACCGAACGCGGCAATGGCTCGTGGGACGGAACTCGAACCGGAAGCGCGGAGTTACTATTCCCTGATCAACCCCGTCGAGGAAATCGGCTTCTGCCTTCACGACGACGGCTTCGGCTGCTCGCCAGACGGCCTTGTAGGCTCTACGGGGCTGCTGGAGATCAAATGCCCCTTACCACATACCCACGTTGAGTACCTCGTAGAAAACGCGCTACCGAGCCTCTACGTCCCGCAGGTGCAGGGTCAGCTTCTGGTCACTGGGAGAGAATGGTGCGACTTCCTTTCCTATCACCCAGACATGAAGCCCTTGTTGATTAGGGTCGAGAGGGACGAAAAGTATATTTCCACGCTCCATGAAGTATTATTAGAAACCGTTGATAGAATACAGACTCTCGCCAACCAACTGAGGAAAGACTGATGCACATAGGACAAATGTTGAAAAAGTACGTTGAAGCCAATCACCGCAAAAACACCGAGTTCTGCCGGATGGTTGGGATTTCGAGCCAAAGACTTCAGGCCTACTTCCGGTCGGCGAATATCCGTTGGTCGACGATTGAAATGATCTCCTCCAAACTCGGCATGAGCGGCGAGCAGTTTGTTTCAGCTTTGAAAATTTATGGAGAACAACATGGTCATCAAGCAGATCAAGCCTGACTGGTGGAGCCTGTCGTCTGACGATGGCGTTCAGCGCTTTGTGTGGTTCGGCAGAACACGCGATGAAGTCTTAGGCAAGTTCCGAGCTTGGTTACGATGGCATGACCTAGAAAGCGTGAGAGTGCGCCATGGAATGTAAATGTCTTCCGGATTCGTGGATCGGTGAACCAACACCTATCTGCGAGAGGTACGAACCCACCGCAGACCACTACTGTGTGTCGTGCCATCACGATGCTTTGTGCCACTTACACTTAAAAAACAAGCAAGAGGAAAAAACAATGGAATCTAAAGCCTGGATGATTTGGGATTGCAAAACAGGGTCTGTGGATGGTTATTATTTTAATAAAGCTGTCGCCGTAAGCGTATTACAAAGCCTTAAAAACAGTGGATGCTCCTCAATCATGTTGTGTGAAATTGAAAAACAAGATGCAAGCCACGGCGTCCCTGACCACCTTTTTCATGCTTCAAACAAGGTGGGTTTTTTTGGCAGAACGAATGCGCCCTACGAGGTCAAAAATGAACCTTCTGACCGCGCTAATTGAATCAGGAATGCTGCGCGAGGACTCGCCTGGCGTGATGTCATGGCAGCCGTCAATGAAACGCGCTGAAGCTCTTGCTGCCATTTTGAGCGGGTTCAATTACAAGCCCTTCGTCGGACTGGAAGCGAAAGACTTACAAGGGATTCCGCACGACCACTACGCAGGAGCAATCTGGGCTGACCAAAAGTTGAGGGAAAAGAACGAATGACAAATAACATAAAGCCTTTACGCGAGCTTCCCTTTGGCTTGATACGTCAGACAAAATCAAGAGATTACTGGCGGGCAAGCAAGCAAAAGGTCAAAGTGACCTGTAAGAACTGCGGAATAGAAAGCACCCAAAGCCAAGGTCAGATGCGCAAATTCCATTCTGAGGGTTACGTTTGTCTTTCTTGCAACAAGAAAGGGAAAGACGAATTGATGGCAGCAAGACTGGCGATTGCAAAAAGAAAGTTGGAGATGAAGAAATGAACAAAGACAATATCTATTTCAATCCGCCCGACGCTTATGTCAGAGAAAAGCCACCGTGGACAAAAGATGTTGATCAACACATAAAAGAGTTTTTTGCCAGCGGCGGTAAAGTAACTGTTTTAGCTCACGGCGAAAGCGTTTATGGCAAACAGGCCAAGCGCGACCCTATGGCTTTCGTAATCAATCCCCGTAAATCACGAGAGGAATAGCTCTCGCTCTTCGAGGCGGCGGTTCTGAAGACCTTTCAGGACTTGCCCGCCTGCTTTGTTCCACTTCAAAAATTCGTCAGCGGCTCCAGCAATATCGCCGCGGTTGTATTTCATCCGCAGAGTAGATGATTGCAGATTTCCGAGACCCACGTTGAAACTGAAGGAAACCAGAGCGTCAAACTGTGCTTGGCTATCAGTAGCGCTAGGGCACAGTCTAAGTACACCGCTCTCAAAACGCTGAAGATCAGATCGCAGAATCGCAACAATCCCATCGTCGCTCCATTCTTTGTCATGCTCAGGTCGTAAAGGATAGTTCTTGCGGTCTTCGAGTTTTAACTTCCCTTGCTCTGGATACAGAACGTGACCGTACCCAATCGTCCACAAATTCGCCGGGCAACGGTATGGAGAGTTCCGTTTACCTTCGTGATGCTTTATTAATTCAACCGCAGCGTCACTAACTTTCATTTCTTAAACGCTTGGCTACCGAAATGGAATGCCACGATGCTCGACCAGATTATCTGTGTCTCCTCATCCCACAACAGCGCCATAGCGTCCTGAAACGCAACGCCAGTCTGAATGGCGTAGTAAAACCCGAATCCATCGACAGCGCAGAGAAGCAGGAACATTCCATAAGTGATCATTGGCCTGACTAAAGCGCGAAGGTTAATCACCCAAGTTGACGCGCCCTTACCGATCTCAATGTCATGCTGCATCAACGCCGACCGCTCAGACATCGCGGCCTTGATTGCAACCTGCTCAGTTTTGATTTCTTCGAGACGCTGCTGGGCAATGTATCCTCTTTCCGCCATCTCGAGTTCGCGCTCTTTCGCCGCCTGAAGCAAAAGCAATTCATGCTTCTTGTCCTGGCGGTCTTGGAAAAAGTCCAACAGCTTCGGAAGTCCACCGGCAAGAAACGAAATCACTGTAGACAATAAAGTGAGCATTACTCTTCTCTCCCAATTAGAAACGCTGCGAATGCCAATGGAATCGCTAGAATTCCAATAACGATGATGACTGCGATTAGATTCTGGACTGCTTTTTTCTGGTTGCGACGCTGTTTTGCTGTAAGCCTATCTCTGTTTTCTCTGATGGATCGCCGCTCCTCCATCATCTCGCGGTACACATCAACGCCGAATCGGTAAACAATCAACTCGCGCAATTCCTTCTCTTGCTGTTCAATCTTTTTTCGCCGCATCAGGTTATCGAGAGCTTCCTGCTCTACACTTCCCTTATGGAGCAGCTTCTTAAACAGTGGCGGATCGCGGGATTCTTCCTCGGCTTGTTTGAGATCAGCACAAGCCCCGAACCAGGTGCCTAACTGCCCACCAACGTCTTCGAGTTCGCGCCCAGCTTCTACAGCCTTCTTGATGAAGTTGAACGCGCTCGTAGCGGCAGCAAATGCTGTAACAGGATCAAGCACAACACGTTACTCCGCCCTCACAAATTACTTATCTGCCTTCTCGTCGAGCTTGTCGAAGATACGACACAACGAAGCATCAATCTTTTGCAGCTCGACCTTGTAATCGGCCTTGCTGACGTAGATGTGGGGCAGGTCGCGGACATCCTTATCTAACCTGTCAATTGCCGTGTAGATGCGGTTAAACGTCCATCCACCAAAGAATGCAGCAGCAGTAACAGCTAGATTAAACAAGGTCTGATAATCCACGATCTACTCCTTACGGCTTCACGGGCCAAGTGATTGTGGAGGGGAAGCCTATCTGCTGTGGGACATCACGCAGAGCTTGACGGTAGGCCGCCCATGCTGCTTTGTCTACAGGAGCATCAGCAACTTGTGTCCAGTCAGTTTGCGTCAGCAAGGTATCTCGCTGGTTCCTGGCATTGGTTGCGAACTCAGCATCCTTCTGTGCCTTGTAAGCCGCTTC